GCTGGTAGGTGAACTGAACGCGGACAATCGTGAAGGCGTCGCCGGCGGCATTCACGCCACCCGAGAAGTACGAGCCTTCCGGGATGTCGATGATGCGGCACAGGCCGGGCGTCGCGCCCGTCAGGGTCGCATTGAGCGACTGCGTGCTGAGGCCGGTGAAGGTCGAGCCCTGCGAGGTGTTCGCGAGGTTCGCGGCCTGACCGATGCCGGACTGCGGCACGGAGCCGTTCGCCTGGACGTCGTACAGGATGTTCGGGTCGTCTGTGTAGTAGGCCTGCATGTTCGCCACGCCGGCGCCGTTCTGCAAAGTCGTCTGGTAGGCCTGCGAGGCGGGCCAGAAGGGGCTGATGTGGAAGACGCCGGCGGTGTCGGTGAACTCGCAGCCCTGGAAGACGCCGAGGGCGGTGTCCGCGCCGGTCGTGCAGGGGATGAGCGTGCCGTCGGTCGCCGTGTTCTTGATGGGGGTGCCAGTGAAGATCGCCGTAGCAAAGCCCGAGGCGATGCCGTTCTGACGATACTTCTGGCGGATCACGCCACCCGAGAGGTGCGCGGCGGCCTGGAAGCCGAAGGGATTGCTGGTAGCGACCATAGTGATGACTCCTGAAACTGAAATGCGGATGGGTTCAATCGCGTGATCTACCGCGCAAGCGCAGCCGTTCACTCGACCAGACTGTTCCGACTCCAGCGATTCAGAAGATCACCAGCCACCCGGAGGGGCCGACAGCTCTAACTGTCTATCGCGAATCTCTTACGTGTCTCTATTCCAATCATAGGAAGATAGTTTTGCAAAAGTAAAGCCCCCGGATTTTAACCCGGGGGCCTGTCTGCGGCGGAGACGACGCGCTATTAGTCCGGGGCGCTCGACCGAGGTCTTTTTACTCCGTCGCCTACTCGAATTGCTTGGGGGACCTAACGAATCGGGTCATCTCCTTGAAGCCGTCGCCCATCTGCATGTTGCCGCCCTGCTCCTTGATGCGCTCCTCCAACTCCGCGAGGGGGTCGTAGATCGATCTGGCGCGGTCGGCCGGAAGGTCGTGATGCAGCTCGCGCATCAGCTCCTGGTACAGCTCCTCCGGCAGCTCCATCCCGATCATCTCGCGCCAGCGGACGGTGTCGTCCAGGTTCGAGCCGTCCTTGACGGAGTTGTCCTGCGGCAGCCAGTTGGCGTTCTCCATGTCCGACTTCTTCAGCGTCCGGTACCCGAAGTTGATGCGGGTCGCGACGGTGTCGGTCGAGTGAGACGTCGAGACCCAGCAGCGATGCCAGCCCTCCTTGCGGGGCAGGTTCGGCAGGTGCGTCTGCTCAAGGCGCTCGCGGAGGCGCCGGCGGCGCTCCGGGTCGGTCGGGGCGTTCGCGGCGGCCCAATCACGGTTCGTGAACTCGCGGTCGCCGCGGTTGTCCTGTCTCGACAGGCGGGGCTCGTCGGCCTCTTCCTTGGGTTCGTTGATTTTAGCCATTCTTCCTCTTCGCGGCTTCGAAGCCGGCCTTCCACTGCTTGACTAGCCTGTTGCGGTACTTGAGTTGGTCCTCGCTGAGGCCCTTCGTCTCCAGGAGGTTCATCTCGTCGAGCGTCTCGCGCTCCTGGATGCTGAGGCGGTAGCTGGTGGTGCCCGGGCCTCGGCCGCCGCCACCGCGGCCCGCGCGCGGCGGCATGACATCACTTCGCCTCTTTGTCGCCGGGGCCTCGTAGTCGTCTTCCACGTCGTCTTCCACGTCGTCGTCTCCTGCGGGGTCACGTAGGTTCTGGTTCTTCATGCGCCTCCGGACCTCATTCCAGTATGCGCGCTGGTTAGGCTTGTACTTGCCTTCTAGGTCCACGGCAACGTCGATCGCACGGACAGCGAGGGAAAACTGGTCTGTCCCGTTCGCGTCGAAGGACGGGAAGTCGTCGAGGAAGTCCTCGGCGTACTTGGCGGCCGCCGGGTCGGCCGGCCTGACCGGCTGCGGCTGCTGGTTCGGCTGAGGCGGCACGGCGCGCGGGTCGACGGAGGCCGCGAGGCGGCGCTTGTCGTACACGAGCTGGTCGAGGCGGCGGTTCGCCTCGTCACGGAGGCGTAGGGCCTTCGCATGAAGCTCCCCGTTGGATTCGGTGACGGCGCGCGAGATGGCGGCGTCGATCTCTTCGAGCTGTCCCTGCGTGTAGCGGATGTGGCCATCGATGTCGCCGGCGGCGAGGTGGACCTGATCCGTAGTGACCTTCGATACGACGCCCTTCAGAGACTGTATCTCGTTGGCCATCTGCTCGATGATCTGCTGCTGGCGACGGTCGCGGTCGCGGCGTGCGCGGTTGCGCCGCTTGCGGCGCGAGGGGCGCTCGTCGTCCTCGTCGTCCTCGTCGCCGTGTCCCAGACGCTCGTCCTCCTCGTCCTCGTCGCGGGCGCGGGCGGCCTTGCGGCGCTCGTCGCGCGCCTGCTGTCGGCGAGCCTCGGCGTTATCCGGGCCGTCGTCCTCGTCGTCGAGGTCGGTGTCGTCGAGCAGTCCGCCCTTCTTCTCGTCGACTACCTTCTCTTCCACAACGACGTCTTCGTCGTCGGTATCTACGTCTCGCTCACGGGCGGGGCGGGGCATTCTCTACTCCTACGAGGTGGTGACGGTGAGGGGGTCACCGGTGATGGGCGCCAGGGCGTCGCTGGGCTCGATCAGGATGAACGACACGAGTGCGCCGTTCGGGGCCTTCACGTCGAATCGGTCGCCGCCGTACATTGGACCGCGAATGAAGTCGCCTTCGGCGTACCACGCGCCCTCCGGCCACACCTGCAGGGTCTTGCGGTCGTGGAAGGCCATCGGGCCCAGGCCGCGCACTAGGCCGACCTGAACGCGGTAGCGTTCGGTGTCCTTCGTCTCGTCCGCCGCGACCAGGAAGCCTTTGCCGAGCTTAGTGCGGGGGGTGCGAAGCTGCAGGAGCGCCAGCGAGCCGAAGGGGACGCCGAAGGGCGGCTGCACCTCCGGGAAGGCCTCCTGGTAGTCGGCGTCGTATCGATCGCCGAGTAGTTCTGCGACTGTCTTGACCGGAGAAAACGTCGTCATTTATTCAACCTCGGAGCGGTTAGCGTTTTCGATGAGTTCGTTCAGGCGCTCTCGCACCATGCCATATGCGCGAAGCTGTCCGTTGATCTGGCCGAAGATGAACGCCGTCCCTTCGGATGCGTTCTCAACCCCGGCGATGGATTCGTCACGCAGCTCTTCGAGCAGCGCGAGAATCGTCTCTAGCGGGATCATAGCGATACCCCGTACTCTGCATTAAGTCTGACATGTTTTTCAGCGGCGCGTCGAGCAATCTGCCCACGAGCCATTTTCTGCTTGGCCTCTTCGCTGAACTTAATTCCCTTCGTAAGTCCTCCGGGACGCTTGCGGGCTTTGGCGGCACGTATCATACTAAGACGATGTTCGGGAGATGCTGGACCTCGGGTCCCCGTCTTAACGCCCTTCTTGGCTACTGATATTTTTGCCCTAGTTTCAGCCGACACAATACGTCCTTTGTTACTGGCGCCGCCTCCACCACCGGGGTCCGTGTTGTATCCGGTCGCCACAAGATCCAGAGCAGCGATCAGCGCCACTTCTGCCTGTTCTGCCTCCGTCCTAGTGACGTAGGCATGAAGTTCCACAACCTCAAAATCGGTCGGGCCGTATTTAGCTATAGCTCGATGGAACTTGTACTTTGGCGATGTTTTCGCCATCGAGCAGTGCGTAGTCCAGCGCCAAGCCACAGAACGTGATGTGACCCCCACGTACATCTTCCCGGAGGTACGTGACGTCGCGCAGTAAATTCGGAACACGAACTATTTGTTAGTCCCGCGGGACTTGTCGCTCTTCGAGCCGCCGACGCGCCCTTCGGACTGCGCCGAGGAGAGCGATTCGCCAGTCGCGATCGACTTGTGAAGGGGCAGCGGCCCCTTCGACGGGAACTTCGTCAGCGTCGACTTGCCTGACTTCGTGATACGGGTCTCGTTCGCCATTCACTTGCCCTTCTTGACTTTATTGCCGGAGCGGAACTTCTTGCCTTTGTCGGCGGCCACGAAATCCTTCCCTACCGACTGCTTAACGCCTACGCGCTTCGCGGCCTTCGGGTCGTGAGCGATCATCTCCATGAAGTTGTGCTGCTTCTTAGAAACTGACGGCATCGGAGCCTCCTACTTCGAGCGTAACATAATACGCTCGCCGTAAATCAAGCCTACGACTTGCCGCCGCGGCACAGCGCGACCGTGGTCGCGTGCTTCGAGGCGCCGCCGAGGTGCGGGCAGTCGTGGGCCGAGGCCGTGGTCTTGTAGCCGCGCATCGAGCCGCCTTGGACCCCACCGCCGTGCGAGAAGGCGGCACCGGGAGCGCCCGGGCCGATGCCGGCGCCTGGGGGCCCGACAGGGAGGCTGCCCGGCATCGGGCCGGAGGCACCCGCGGGGAGTGCGCCGAGGGCAGAACCCATCGCGGGCTTGCGCGGACGAGCCTTGCCGAAAGCTGAAGTCGGGGCGGGCGGACGGCCCTTACCCCCAAAGGCCCCTTTGGCCATGTCAAAATCCTCCTAAGTAGAACTGTTTCGGTAGAATAGCATGATACATGAACTGCCGTGCGTCTGATATTTTCTCCCGCACTTCCGCAGGCCTCTAGTCGACCTCACTTCTTGCCCCCTACGCCTTTACCATTAGACACCGCTGGCTTATGTTTTCCAGCTTTTATAGCCATTTCCTCTATCTCGATGGCGGTCTTATTGTCCATGTCAGTAGTCTGCAACTCTGTCTGTTGCTGACCTTCAGCAGTCTGCGCCGCGACGTCGTTGCGGTCGCTGGCGACCTTGATGTTCGCGGCGTCGACGAGGTGCTTCTTCTCGGCGTTGTCCTGGTCGGCCTGGGCCTTCTGGTCGGCGCGGACGCTGTCGGCCTGCTCTTTCTGTGCGGCCGTAGAGGCCTTGAGGTTGTCGGCCTGCTGCTGGGCGTTGATCTTCTGCGACGCCTCGGCGGCCTTGGCGTCGACGGCCTTGGACTTGATCTGAAGCTCCTGCTGATCCGCGGCGGCCTTGGCCTTGTCGGCCTCGGTCTGCCGCTGGACGTCCTGCTGCGCGACGACGCTGGGGTCCATCGGCGTCGGCGGCTGCATCTGCTTGATGAGCCCCTGCGCCTTCTGGATGAGCGGCATCACGGACGCGAGCTCCTGCTGCGCGTGCTGCATGACCTCCGGCGTCAATTCCGCCATCAGGCGATCGAGCTGCACCTCAAGGCCCTTTACCTGTTCGAGGGCGTCGAGCGTGATGCGGGAGTCCTTGAAGGTGTCCTGCAGTACGTGATTCGTGGCGACGAGCATCGCGTCGGCGTACCAGAGCGCCAAGTGATCGCCGAAGTGGTTGAGCATCGTCGGCAGGAACTTCATCGCCAGGATTGGGTTAGAACCGAAGAGCGGGCTATCCATGTAGGCGGCGTGCTGCGCGATGTGGCTCTCGTGGTCCTGCCCAGGGTACGCCTTGAGCGGAAGGCCCTGCGATGCGGCGACGTTCTCGGCGGCGGCGTTCAACTCCTGCGGCATCGGGGCGTCGATCAGGAACTGCTCAGGCTCCGGGACCTTCATGGAGCGAAGCTTGTTGAGTTCGACTTCGCGGATCTTGTAGACCTGCGGCAGCGCGATCGCGGACTGAGACAGCATCATCGCGGAGGCCTGACGCTGCGTGTCGCTGAAGATGCGGGGGTCGCTGACGGGGCGCACGACCATCGGGCCGCTGTAGTCTTCCTTCGTGACGAGTACTTCGCCGAACTGGTCGACGATCTGGGCGTTCTCGACGGTCTGCTGGTTGTAGTCCCAGAGCTGCTTCAGGAAGCGTCGCATCGCGCGGTGCTGGCGAGCGAATACGGCGCCGAAGGACTTGAGGCCCTGCTCCACCATCATGTTGGCGGTGCCGACCGGGGTCTCTCCGTTCATCTTGTTGAATTCGTCGAAGGTCGTGCGGATCACGCCGCGGCCGCCGTCGACGAGGAAACCTAGGAGCTGGAACAGCGTCGGAGACGGCTGCGGGAACACGAGCGGCATGTACGTCTTGCGGATGTCGTCCATCGCAAGGGTGCCCTGCATCTCGGTAACGGAGCCGACGTTCGGCGAGATCTTCTGGCCGCCGGAGGTGGCGCCGCCCTTCAGCTTGACGCCTGTCTGAGTCGAGTTGAGGAGGGCGGCGTCCATGAGGGCACGCAGGGCGCCGGTCGCTGCCGCCGAGAGGCCGCCGATCATGTGCGTGAAGCCCACGGGGTAGCCGCCGCGCCATGGCCAGAAAGGCCACTCGATGAGGAAGTCCAGGCGAAACTTGTTGGGGTCGTTCGGCTTCCAGTTACGGTAGATCGACAGCACCTTCCGGGTCTGCTCGTCGACCGTGACGAGGTACGGAAGCGGCCGCTCGTCGCCGTCGAGCTTCAGGAACGTCGAGCACTCGTACACGACGCGGACGTCGTCGATGTTCTCGGACGGGAGGTCCCGGCCAATGATCTTGTCGTTCGAGCGTGAGGACAGCGTCTGCTCGACGTTGTCGCTCGACGTCGCGGGATCTATCTCGTCTAGCCAGAGGCCGGCGTCGACGTTAGCCTCGAAGGTCTGGCGGTCGACGTCCATCTCGTGCGTGATGCGCTGCTGGCTGTAGAAGTCTCCGTCGGACCAGGGGCGGTGGACCTTGTCGATGTATACGACGATCGCGTCTGGTCGTCCGTCGACGGGGGTCATCTTCGTGTAGAAGGCGCCACCGATGCCCTGCTGAGTGAATCCGGCCTCAAGCTCGCTGTAGAACGAAGGCATCTCCTCCGTGAGCTGGTAGTTCATGTGGCGCGCGGTGCGGTCGGCGCGGTCCGTCTTGTCGTTCGTGGGTATGCCGATCGTCTGGGACTTGACGGGCCCCTCGGGCGGCAGAAGCTCGCCAGTGACGCGGGCCGAGTAGTCGACTACGGCCTCGGTCATCATCGGATGTACGACGCGGGAGGCGCCGGGGAAGGGGGCGCCGCCGGGGGCGTCGTTGCCGAGTCCGGTGCGGCGGAGGCCCTCCTCCTGCTGGGCGTCACGCTTCTGGCGTGCGTCCTTGTCGACCTCGATGGCGTCGAGGAGGTCCATCGCTATGTCGGACAGCTCGCGGCTGTCCATGCCGTCAGCTAGGTTGTCGAAGTGCTCAGTCGTGGACTCGACGTCCGTGTCCTCGCCGAGGTCTATGTCGGCGGTTCCGTCGTCGTTCAGCGTGACCTCGCTGCCGGCCGGCTTAGTGGGCTTGAGCGTAGAGGCGGGGTCGCTGAGTGTTTCGCGCATAGGATCTATTGCGCGTCCGCCCCTGATGTCGTCTGCCATATGCTAGATCTCGCTCCCGAAGTGGCCGTGACCGATCTCGCCGCCGTGCGAGTCGAAGAACATACTCTTCCAGCCTAGCATAGAATCATCAACTGAGCCCCCGCGGGCGTTAGGCTCCGGGATCTGACTGAAGTCGTAGGGGGCGTCGTGTATTCCGGACATGTCGGGCACAGACATAGTCGCGCCGCGGGGAGGCATGCGTGTCCCGCCTGAGCTGCCACCGATCTCACCAGACAGCAGTAAGTCGCGGGCCTCCTCCGGATGGATGCCGCGCTTCTCAGCGACGTCGGCCATGTGGTTCGAGATCATCTCAAGCTTCGAGGGACCGATGTATCGGACGCCGGTCTGGGGGCCGCCGAGGTTCCATAGCAGAGCCTGGGCGTCGCGGGGCCTCATGCCGAGTCGGCCAGCGACCTTGTCGCTGAACCACGGCACGATATCGCTGTATTCCGTGTTCGAAGGTACGCCGCGACGGACGGCGTCGGTGGTCGCAGTACTCACGTCCGGGAAACCCAGGATGCGATTGAAGTGGCTGTCCGCGATGGGGCGATCTGAGTACGGGAAGTGAGGGTCGGTGGCGGCGGCGTAGGTCGGGACCTTGTGGTTTGCCGGCCAGAGGCGTCCGGTATTCTCGTAGTCGAGCAGGTTGGGGACCTGGGCGGTGCCGTGGTAGGCGTGGCCTTGGAGACCCATCAACTCCTCCGGGAAGTCTCCGCTGAGGCGCTCGTGCTCCGGCACTCCGCCGTAGCGCACGAAGTCATCGAGGCGGCCGTGCTTGGCGAGCCAGTTGGCATAGAAGCCGCGATTGATTTCTGTCTTGGGGTCGCTGCCGGCCGACATGACGGCGGTGCGGTTGTTGAGGTCCGTCATGGCGCGGTCGCCGGTGCCCAGCTCGCGCATGCGATCCCACAGCGGAGACATCTCGTACCACGAGCGCGTCAGCTTGATATCGGGATCTGACAAGCCGGCCGATAGGGCACTGCGAAGGCGGCCGGCGTTGGGGTTCGTGAGGGCGCGGGGACTGCTGCTGGCGGTGCCACTGAGGTTGAACGGGTGCGGCTGCAAGAACGGACGGATGCTATCGAGGTCGCGGTTGCCTTGTGATAACTCATCGAGGCTGTTGCGGGTATGACCGAAGAGCTTGTACATGTTGCCCTCCTGGCCGGGGTCGGCGATCAGGCGCGCCCTCGCATCTGATACCAGCTCCGACGAGGGCTTGTAGATTCCGGGGAAGGACTCGCGGGCGGGATCGATCAGGTACTTCGCAGCGCGGCCTATCGCCTGCCCTACGGGGCCGAGGTCCTTGTGGCGCTCGACGTCGCTGCCGTTCGGGTCCCACATCCAGTCAGGAAGCAGGCCGGCCTTCTGGTCGGCGTATACGGTGTCGGCACCGCTCGCTCCCTTGTTGGCGGCGGACTGCGGCCCGAAGTTCACCCAGGAGTTCTGTCCGCGGGTCTCTGAGGTCGCGGCGGGGACGGCGTCGGGCGAGTAGGCTCGCATATGGTTGAGCCACGCGCGCTCCTCGCCGGGCGCACGGAAGAACGGATTTCCCGGTCCAAAGTGGCCCAGAGCGTCATGCACGACACGGAAAGCGTCATTTGCGGTGGCGTTATCCAGATCACCGACGCGCCCGACACGTTTGAGCAGCGGATTATCGCTGATGTCGGTCTGGGTTCCATATCCCTGCTCCGTTGGAAAAACCTTCAGGCGTCCGTTCTGCACGAGGTCCTTGTAGCCGAGTGACGGAGAGGCCGCGTACGGGTCACCTTCGCCGTGCTTCAAAAACTCGAACTTAGCGCCGGTGCCTTCTAGTGCGCGGTACTGGTCCATCGTCTCGTCGATCAGTGCGTCGTAGGCACGCTTGACGCGCGGGTCAGAGGGGTCATGCCTCATGTCCTCGTAGCCCTGCGCGATCTTGCGCGCGCGGTCCTCATCAAGCTTCGGATACGACGTGATGGGGTAGTCGTTGCCGTAGCGCGTAGCGAACTTGTGAGCGACGTCCTCGAACTCCTTGATGGGGTGAGCCGGCATCTGGAAGCCGCCAGGGAGTTTGACGGTGTTCGGCTTCCCGACGGTGTCCCGCAGAAGCGTCGTCAGTCCCTTGCCGACGGGGCCGAGGTCGGCGTGGTACTCTACGCCGCCGCCGCGCGCGAAGGCCTCGCTGCCGAGACGAAGCGGCGGACGCTGCATCTCGTGTAAGTCTTCCGGCAGTATTGGAGTGTTCGCGCCCTGCGGCAGGTACTTCTGCTGCATGCGCTCGACGGCGTCCTCAACGGGGTCGCGCCCGAACTCCTTCGGGTTCACGTTATTGAGACGAACGAGCGATGACTGATCGCCCATGCGGTCCATCGCACGCATACGGTGACGGCCCTCGTGTCCCTCGATCGCGGTCATGTCGTCCGGGTTCTTGTACATCCACAACTCAGGCGGCTCGTCCATGCCTTTAGTCTGGATGTGATTGGCGAGGCGGTTTAGGTACTCGTCCTGCGTCATGTCGTCTCTAGACATGCGTCTGTATTCGTTGCCGGGCATAGAGTGACTGAAGCGAGGGTACGGAACCTTATCCGCCGCGCTAGCCGGGAGCTGCTTCGCGTAGTCCTCGAATGCGTACGGAGGAAGCGTCGTGTAGAGCGAATTGCGGTACTCGCCGGTCGGCGAGAAGGTGTCGAGTAGGCCCTTCATCGAGTATCGGTCTAGGTTCGCCAAGTCGGCGGCCTGCTCCATCCTGGCGCCCTGAAGCGAGCCGAAGGAGTTGCGGATCGTGCGGATGGCTTTCCCGACTTTGCCGATCTCGTTGTGGTACTCGATGGGGCCGCCGTGAGATTCCCACGACTCCGGCATATGAGTACCAAGCGCATCTCTATAGTTCTTCAAGAGGTCGCTGTACGGCATCCCGTTAGATGCCTGCCCGGCGGCGTCCATGGATGTGTCAATGCCGCGCCTTGATAGGGCGTCGTTCATGAACAAACTAAATGGGGACCTGTCCGATGGGCGCAGACCAAGGTCTTTGTGGATGTCTTGTATGCGATCACTGATGCCCGCGTCTTTAGTGTTGACACGACCTCTCATGAAATCTATGCCGCGATTAAGTGCGTCTGTGTTGCCAGATAGAGATACGCGGTTGTTGTCGGCGCCGGCGCCTTCGATCATCATCGTATGGAAATCAGGGCTGTTTCCCCTCAGGAACTGAAGGTCGCCTACAGACGGATAGGCCAAGCCGAAGGCGCGGCCCTCTTTCATAATAGTTGAGGCGCCGGTGGGAGATATCCTTCCCGTCCCCACCATAGATTTCCATGCTGGGGTGTCGAGATCAGACACTACGGGATGGGAATGTATACTGAAGAACGGCTCGTCCTGATCCGTCATGTAGTCTATCGCCCTCTTGGAGGGCGTGACACTAAACTGAGATCCCGGCTCGAAAGGCAGACGATCAAGCGGTGTGCGCTCCTTACCGTAAGACAGGGCCTCCCTGCCGGTCAGGGTCGTGTAGTCGCGTACGGACTTTCCGGCCTCCTCGGAGGCGGCGCCGAACTTCCGAGCGAGGCCGGTGATAAACTTGAGGGGTCCGCCTTCGGCGTAGCCGCGCATCCCGACTTCGGGCGGAAGCTCCTGCGGCGTCTCGGGTCCGGTGTCCTCGGACGGATGCATCAGGGTGTCGTAGATGCCGAGGCCGCCCTGTATCGCCAGAGCCGGTAGCTTGCCGCTCGCGGAGGTGACTACGTTGGCGACGTCGAGCGGGGCACCGGCGGGGCCCATCTCCCTCGTGAAGCGCGTGGCGTCCGGCGCGAGGAACTGCGAGACGTTGGCGCCGATGCGCGCGAGGTCCTCCGGTTCTAGGGAGGTGTCGACGTTCATCAGGCGTCGGCCGGCCTCCTTGAGGGAGCGGCCTGTGTTCGGCATCTCGCGCCAGCTGTGCGGAACGGGGAGCGGCGCCTGACGACGCATCGCGCCGTACATGTCCGCGTCGCGGTCATCGCCGTCTATGAAGCGCTCGTACGGACTGCGGGCGGGACCGCCGGCGGCATAGCCTTGATCGTTCCTGTACGGCAGATATTCTGAAATCAAGGGCGCGCCGGGCTCGCGCGTCCAATCAGGGGCGTCCTTGTCCAGTAGTCCAAAGTCTCTGGCGTACTGTCCGGCCTGATCACGGTCTAAAAATCGACCGCGGTGATCTATGAATCCTCTGTTATCGGCATCGCCCTGCACGCGAGCGTACACGTCAGGCGGCAACTTCTCAGCGGCACGCGCCAGGGCATCCATATGCGTCTGGCCAGTAAATACCCGACCGGCTGCGCGTATAGCAGCCCTGATTGAGCCACCTTCTGCGTAGACCCGGGCCGGCGGATTCGAGCCCGCAGACGACGGCGGAGTCTGGTAGTTGTAGAAGGGCGCGGCGAAGCGCCCGCCGTCGCGGTCGTCATAGGAGGCCATCCCTCAGCGTAGCATAAAGCTACGCCAGGAGGCCTAGAACGAAGCGTTCCGGCACTTCTCCTGATAGCGGCGGATGGCCTGACCGCCGACCACGATGTACGCGAGGCGCTTGCGGTCGTCGCCGGCCTCGATCAGAGAGTCGAATGTGCGCCAGTCGCGCGGGTAGCTGTCGACGCATGCGACCACGTCGGCGGTGTCGCCGTAGCGATTCGAAGTGACGCTGTCGTCGACATAATCGAGGACGCGCGAGATCTTGTCGAAGCCCTTCCGGTCGGCGTAGAAGAAATCCCATGCGGCCTTGCAGAGACTGGTGCCGCTGGCGCGGCCGTGCGTGGCTCCGTGCTTTGACATTGTCTTGATGCCGAACGGGAAGGTTCGGACCCAGTCCTTGAACGCCAGGGCGTCTACGGCGTTGACGTCGTCCTTGTGGGTGTCGATGCGTAGATACGACTTCGCAGCTGACGGGATCTCGTCCGGAGCAGCGCTGTCGCCAATGATGATCCAGTTTCGACCGTTCAGGTCGATGTCGGGGGCGGGAGAGCCCTTGCACATCTCGACGGCGATGTTTTTGGTCTGGGCGACCTTGCGCACGACCCATGCGGCCAGGAAGCCGTCGAGCGTGTCCGGGTACGTCACCAGGACCTCGTCCTGCTTCGGCACCTCGATCAGGCTGCCGTCGGCGCGGCCGCGCTTCGGCGGCTCGTCCGTATTCAGGTGCTCGTCGTTTGCGACGTCCATGTAATCTCCGGAGTTAGGGTCTACTCCGACCCTGCCATCAGGCGTACCAGTTGTCAATCTCCTCCTGGAAGGACGACTCGCCCGGTCGGCGGTCCTCCGGGAGCCACTCCTCCGGGACGTTTACGACGTCGGACATCGGGTCCGCGATCTTGCCGTCCCTGATCTCGCCCTGAACGCCCGCGGTCAGCCATCGGTCGGCATAATACCTAGCGCACATACTGAAGACGTCGACGTGGTCGTCGTGCTTCGTGGTGCCGGGCCCTGAGTACGTGCAGACCTCGTCCAGCATCTTCTTCGTCCAGTTCCTGGGCTCACCCTTCGCCTTCGTCGACTCCGGAAGCCAGATTCGGAGGTTCGCGGCGACGTGCGACACGGAATGCAGGCGCGACAGCTTGTCCGCCTTCCCGGGGTTGTACGGCCAGCTGTCCTGTCCCTCCTGCGATAGCATCTGTCGCAAAGATATGCCGGATCCCTTCTCTTCGATGATCATCAGGTCAGGGCGCTTCACCTGCTCGGCGTGCATGCTCTGGCCGATCATCGGCTGGAAGAGCGTCTCGCTGCGACGCCCAAATTCGCGCCGCATCTCCTTCTGGGCGCGCGCCACGAGCGCCGGGAATCCGAGGTGATCCTCCCAGCAGTCCAGCAGCATCATGTTCCACTTTCGATCGTGAACGAAGACGCCCCAGATCTGGCAGGCCGTCGGGTCAGCCTCAAACTTCTTTTTGTCAAAAGTCTTTTCCGTGAAGGCCGTGTCGAGTCCCACCATGACGAAGTCGAACCACGGCAGAGGCCTGCTGTTCGGCCAGACGCGAAGCCAGGATCGCTTGATGATCGCGGCCTCGCTGATGTCGAGCAGCTCGCCATAAATTTCCTGGCGACCGATGTTCGTGCCCTCATACATGCCGATGTCTCTGATGAAGTCGGCGGCGAGGTTCTTCTTGTTCGAGTACGTCGAGCCGCGCACGACGTGCTGCGCGCGGTCGACTAGTTCCTTGAGCCACGAGAGGGGCTTCGGCGTCGTGGTGTAGAGGCGCTGCGGCTCGATCACGCGGCCGTCGGCGGCCTTGTAGGCGATACGAGTCGAGAAATCGATGTTGTAGAGGGTCGCCTCGGCGCCGACACCCCACGCTGCGAGCTCGTCGCCCCACAGACGTGAGCACTGCGGGCCACGGAGTCGATCAGGGCTATGCGAAGAGAAGCCTCGGATCAGGGACTGGTTCTTGAAGCGGATGAACGGGATCGCGTCCGACCGGTTGACCTCCTCGATCAGCTCCGGAGGCGTGACGGCCAGGATGCCAGAGATGCCATCGAAGATGGTGCCGATCAAGTCGGAGTGCGACGGCGCCACGACGTGACAGACTATGCCGGGGTACGTGAGGCACTCGCGGCGGAGCCAGTTCGCGCCCATCTCGGTCTTGCCGAATCCTCGGCCGGCCTGCGCGATCGCGAGGTTCCAGCCGGCGAGCGGCAGGATCTGCTCGCCGGGCCGCTCGCGGTCGGGGTCCATCGCCTTCGTGAGCCACGTCTGCTCCGCGGCGATGAAGGCTAGGCTGAGGGGGTCTAGGGATGATACTTGCTGTCGGAGGTCCACACTCCAACATAACATATGGCTGAGGAGGTAGGATTCGAACCTACGACATCCTGCTTAACAGGCAGGCGCTACTTCCAACTGAGCTACTCCCCAATGATCTTCTTGTACGTCGTCTTCAGGCTGTCGACGTGGCAGGCCGCGATCTCGCGCCAGAATCCCGCAATCAAGGTGTCGTACGGCGTATTGCCCGGGTGCACCAGACTCCTTTCGAAGCTCTCAAGCTGTCGCTCCGCGGCGGCGATGGCGGAGCGCCAGATTTCAAGGCGATGCTTTCGCGGATCAACCATACCGCATCGCTTTCTTTTGGCGGCAGCCCTCGCCGCTCAGTACGGCCATGTCGCGGTCACCGAACTGCGTCGTCTCAAGAGGAGACGGCAGCAGCGGCATCTTCTCGATCAGGATCGCGGAACGGATCTCACTCAGCACGACCTTGTCGCGCTCGACGTCGCTCCGTGTCTTGGTCCGCACGAACGGCGCCGTCTGGTAGCGATCACGCTTCCAGGGGTGATCAGCGGAGGGCTTGTGGTGGGTCATTGCATCCTCGTTGCTGTGTAGTAGACGAAGTACGTGACGACGGCGCCGGCGGTCATCGAGACCAGGGAGCCGATCGTCCAGTAGAAGACGTGGACGAAGATCAGGGCTTCTACCACAGCCGAAGCTCCGCGTCGATGCCGAGCCAGAAGTAGTACGGCGCCGCGAAGGGCTCCGCGAATTCCTGTCGCTTGAGTTGGCTCTCGCGACGGACACGCTCGACCTCTTCATCAATAATCTGCTTCGCGGTCTTGCCGCCGCAGGGGGCAGCGTACCTCGGCTGCGACGGCCTGCTGTAGTAGTCGCCGTGCGGCGGGTCGTATACGGGGACTAAGTCGCCCTCCGTCGTCGACTTCTCGTAGATGTTGTAGAACGGGCCCCAGCTGAATTTCCAGTTGCTCATGGCGATCTTCTACTCCTGTTTTTCAGAACTGTCAAGCGTCGGCTCGACATCAATCGCCTTCGCCTTATCGGCCGGCGAGACGTTCGCGAGGGCGGCCTGCGTGAGGGCGGCTACGAGGTTCTCGGTGACCGCGTGGAGTTGCTGCTTCTGCTTCGGGTCGTCGGGGTCTACGTCGTCGCTGCGAAGGCCGGGCTTGCCCTCGACCCTCTGCGCAATCTGTTCGAGGGCCGTCAGGTCACCCTTCAGCGCGGCGGCGGCCCACATGTTCGCCATCTCGACGATGGTCAGGTCCTCGGGCGCCGTGAATTCCTTGCCGTCTTCCAGCTCACCCTTCTGTGCCTTGATGAAGCGGTCGAGCATCTCGGCCTTGTG